AACTGATTGAGTCCAGGTCCCTAACCCACTAGCGTCACATAGCCATCTGTCTGCCGTGTTATATCCATTGCCGGTAATTCCTGCTACAGATGTTCCTCGTTGCGCCACCTGCATCGCACCATTGATGATGACGTTACGGTTCGACAAGGCCTGCTGGCCGATGCTTGATCCGAGAACATTCACCCAGCCGTCGGTTGAGCCGGTGTACAGCCAGAGGGTGTTCGTGTCGGTGGTGTAGGCGAACATTCCTTCAGCGAGTGTCGGTTCGCCAGCTCCACCGAACGCTGCATCACGGGTGGTGGTCGAGGCGAACGTCATGATGGTTTGATCCATCAAATAGGTGTTCACCTGGGCAGCTGTGAGAACGTCACCGCTATTGAAAAGTTTTGCGCCTGCGCCTGCCATAATGCTCCAATCCTAGCCGAAAACGAAACCCACACTAATACAACGCATACGTCGCATCATCCAACCCTGAGGTGTCCAACACGAACGGCAACAACACCGTGATATGACCAAGCCTCAACCGAATATCATGCCTGCTCGGGGTCACAACATGCTGAATCCCCTCAATCACAACATCCTTCGTCACCGTTGACGGGCTGCCTGTTGCGAAGGTTTTTGTGACGGTCAGCACATCACCGATCTCCAAGGCGGCCATCGTCTCCGTCTGACTGTCAGACAACGGGTTGACCAGAATGTTCACCTCATCAAACCGCACCTCAGGGTTCTGATAGAAGTCGAGCAGGCTGGCAGCCAACGCCGATCCAGCAGCATCGTCGACGAGTGGGATGTCGGTGAGGGAGAAGTTTTTGATTCCGTATTCGGCTTGGGAGGCGGTGCCGTTTGCGATGGTTGAGGCGGTGCCACCGGAGATTTGGACTGCGACTCGGTTGAGGACGGTTTCGGCTCCGTAGATGGTTGAGAGGGCTGTGATGGGGATGGATGCGACAGCGGTGCCGCCGAGGTCGGCGACTGCTGTGGCGAAGGTGTCTACGATGCGTTGGTCGAAGTTGACGTTGCCGTTGCGGTCTGCGAAAAGGCGGCCGTTTTCTGCGAATTGTACGGCTTGGAGGGCTTGGAGGACGTTGGTTTGGTCTTCGTAGGGGACGGTGCCGCATGTGGCGACACCTGTTGAGATGGATCGGAGTGCGGTTGACCAGGCCACTTCTGGTCGATCGAGGATGGCTGAGATGCGGTCGGAGGTGAGTTGGGTGGATGGGGTGAAGGCGTTGAGGTTGGTTTGTCCGAGTTGGGCGAGGGCGTCGACTGCGAGGATGGTGGCGGTGGAGAGGTTCGGTTCGTCGTATTCGATGTTGAGGTCGTAGACGTAGCCTTTGTAGAGGGGGGTGGTTCCTGCTGAGCCACCGTAGATTTCGATGGGGCGTCGTGGGGCGATGCCGAGGTTGCCTTGGTACCAGGGTGATGCGGTGTTGAGTGGGTCGAAGTATCGGTCGGCTGCTCGGTCGTCGGCGATGATGGAGAGGGTGCCTGGGTTGAAGGTGTCGAGTTGGCTGGTGCGGCCTCGGTTGATGTTGATGGATTGGACGTATTCGGTGATGTCTACGAAGTCGGTTGATCCGTCTAGGACTTCTACGCCGTCTAGTTCGGATCGGTCGAGGGTGAAGCCGTTGGCGACGAATCCTACGTCGAGGAGTACCTTGAAGGTTTCCCCCCAGTTGAGTGTTTTTGCCATCGGCTACCTACCGAACAATGCGCCGGTCGAACCATTCGAGAACTGAATACCTGAAATCGTTGCGTACTGTCGCAGATACTCGGCGATCTCAGCACCGACAACCTCACCTGATGCGCCGAGTCCAGCGTTGACGGTGATATCAACGGTTGGGGCTGCAACAATACCGGCACGAGCTGCGCTCTGGGTTTGCTGGATTGATGCAACCTCAGACGCAAACGGGTTCGGGACGCCAGCAGCGACCTTCGGGAACTGCTTAGAAATGTCCAGCTGTGTCTGCAACGACTTGTTGTATTCATCCAATGCTTCACGCTGAGCATCAATAGCCTCAGCGACACGCTTCGTCATATCGGCCTCACGCTCTTTCGCATCAGCCAACTCAGACGCCAACTCCTCATAGATCGCAGACCCAGGAATCGCACCCGACACCTGCTCATTCAAGAACCGTTGAGCCTCACCCAAATCCTTCGTCGCCTCATACTGGGCATCCGTCGCATCAGTCACAGCCAACTTCGCCTCAGCCAAACGAATCTCAGCCTCACGAATCTTCTGCGGAGTCGACTCAGGGTCTTTACGAACCTCAGCCAACTCCTTCTCCGCATCCTTCACAGCAAACACAGCCTGCTCAACCCTGAACCCCGATCGAGCCACATCACGCTGAGCCGCATCCAACTTCCGTTGAGCATCCTTAGCCTGCTCAGAATCCGCACCATACCCAGCCACCGCCTGATTGAACGCAGCCTGAGCCTTCTCACGCTCCGAAGTCGCATCAGCCAACGACTTCTGCGAATCAGCCACAGACTCCCCAGCCGACTTCAACCGCTTCGACGCAGCCGTTGACTTGTCGATAGCCTCAGTCAACATCTTCAACTTCTCAGCCGCAGTCTTGACGGTCTTAGCCACCCCACCTTTACCGCCACCACCACCCTCACCGAACGTGTCAATGGTCGCCTCACCGGTTGCGTTCAACTGACGCTCAGCCCGATCAGCCGTCGTCACCTCACGCTTGTAATGATTGATGCCGACAGCCAAAGAATCAAACGCTGAGCGCAGAGCGTCGGTGTCAATGACTTCTTTCGTGGCAGCAGCGAACGACTTGACCGCACCAACAACATCACCCCTGAGAAGCTGGAACTGTGCTTTCGTTACATTGAACGCTCGAGCCGTCACATTGACGAACTCTGCAACACCGATTGTGATCGCCCTGAACGCACCGATCAGAGCAGGCGCACTCTTCCCAGACTCGTACACCAACTGCTGAAAGGCGGCCACCAACCCCTTCTCCCCAAGAACCGTTGTGATGCGCTGAACAGCAGGCACCACATTCGTCACAATGAAATCAGAGAACTGTTGCAGATACGGCAACAAGGCCGCCCCAACCGTCTCAACAATCTCACCGAACTGGCCTTGCAGAATCTTCAACTGCCCTTGGAATGTGCCAGCAGCAGTCTTCGCAGCACCACCGAACTGATCGTTCAAGTCACGAAGAACCTGATTGAAATCCTTGGACTTCTTCGTGTTCTCGTCAATCGGGATGCCGAGCCTGGTGAGTGCGGTGAATTGACCGTTCGCACCTCTAGCCAACGCGATGCTGACGCTGTTCAAGTCCTTGCCAGTTGCGGTGCTGATGTCCATCGCAGTCGACAAGAGGTTCTGTGCCTTGGTCAGGTCACCAGTACCACGAACAAGAATCGAAAGAGCATCACGAAGATCGGTATCCGAGATACCGGTCAACGCCTGCTGCTCAGCGATCAACCGCTCAGTCGAAGCAACCAATGAATCCGAAGCACCGACCGTCTTCTGCAACTGATCGGCCAACAATGCCTGACTCTTTTGATCCTCAGCCGCAGCCTGCGTCGCCTTATACAACGCACCAGCAACCCCAACCACCGCAGCCGACACCCCAGCCGTCGCAACCGCAGCCCCCGTGAACATATCCTTGAACGACCGACCAACAATCGTCCCACTATTGCCAACCCCAGCCAGCCCGTTATTGAGCTTCTTGAACCCATCGAGAGCCTTATCGGTATCAGAGACGAACCGAACAACGAATGTACGCGCACCAGCCACGCGCCGATTCTACTTCAACTGCGAATACAGGCTTTCCCACTCAGCAAGCATCACCCGATACAACTCCTTACCCTCCAACCCAGCCCAACACGACACATCAGCAGAAGCCCACCAACCTTCCGACAACATCTCCGCACCAGCCCGAACCTTCCGAGGATTCCTAGCCTGACGCACCACAGGTGGAGACGAATGAATCTCATCCCAATCAAACGATGTATCAAGCAGAACACCAGAACCCTCATGGAACTCGAACGGTGCATTCGGTGCGTGTTGAGGAAGATAGAACAGTCGGGCAGGGTCTTTCGTTTGTGGGTCGGCAGGCAGGTTGAGACGCTCAACCATCTCCAACCACACCGCTCGCCACAACCCAGCAGGCACACGCTCAGCCAACGGCAGAACCAAGTGATAGTGCGGATCATCCAACCGATGCGAATACGTCGAATAGGCGAACCACTCCAACCCATCCAGCCGAGCCGACTCAAACGATGAACCATCCAAGTCCACCACCAGCGACTCCACGAACCGAACATTCTTGTTCCCTCGAGTTGTGTTCTCGTAATAGGTGACAGGCGACCACAACGCCCCAGCCGACTTCACCTCATTCTCTTCATGGAACATGAGCAACTCTTTGAGCTGCGACCAGGACGACGCCAACGGTTGAGGCTGAACCGCCTTCACCGAACTAAACCAAACCGCCATACCAAGCCCTCCTCACCCCCACCCTAGCCAACCGGCACAGGAAATCAACTATTCAGCGAGGGTCTTGAGAACTCTATCTATCGCAGCCAGATAGTCCTGGGCGATCTTGTCTTTCATCTTGCGGACGGTAGGCCAGAAGAAGTAGCCCGATCTGCCTCGATGCCTCAAGAATTGGCGGGTCGTGGGTCGAGCCTGTCCACCGAACTCGGCACCGAAGAACACGTCACCCCGAGTCACCTTGCGTTTCCTCGTCCGATTCGGTCGAGACTCCGACACAAAGTTTGAGGACTGCGACAATTTGACAGTAGGAATCCTGTCGTTATACGCCTTCATCCCCTTCATCACCTCGACAGCCTGGCGGCTACGGGTCACGGTAGATGCCTCAACCTTGGCCTCATCCACAATCTGCTGGGCCACCCCTCGAGCCGCCTCGCGCATATGAGAGTTGAACCGGTCATCCATCTTGGCTGCCTTGCGGAGAAAGTCGGCAAGACCATCAATGAGGACAGCGGGTTTCCCAGCTTGGGGTGCGATGGCGACACGCGAAGCACGACCAAGTGGAACACCGTAGAACGCCATGTTCCGAGATTACCTGTTGAGGTGGACGGCTCTCCATCGGAGATAGCCGACCATCGTGTACAGCATTCTGGGTGATTCAGCCAGCAGCACCGACGGAGCGATACCTGTCTCGCAAGACAGATATGCGATCAGCCAATGGGCTGACTGCTCTCCAAAGGGGCGATCACGGCTTGCGCAGCATCTCCCAAGGTCATCGCCTCTTGCTCGTTGCACCAGGAGTCGAAGTCCAACCCTGTCTTCTTGGTGCGATGCTCAGCATGCCAAGCGAGGAACGCAAGATCGGTGAGCGACAAACCATCCTCGAACTTCGCGACACTCTTGCTGAACTTCTGCTCGTAGGCGATGAAGTCTGGGAATGTGGCGATGACGATTCGGGTTGAGCCGTCGGATGCGCTGACCACTTCAAGTGGCAGTTTCATTTGTTACCTCCGCAGGTAAGGATTGTGATGAAAGTTATGCGCCGGTGCCGGTCTTGGTGACGTTGCCGTCGATTGGCCAGGTGATACTGGCGGTGGCCAACTCACCCACGGCACCTGCCACGGGTGTCCACGAAACGGGCAACACATTGAATGCATACTGCGGATTGCTGGAACCAGCAGCGGCGGTGCCGTTCGGCTTGACCGTCATCGCAACAGGAGTGCCTGCGGCGAACGCGTCATAGAACAACTTTTCGATGGTCGGGTAGTCCTGGTGGAGATCGATCGTGACCGAGTGATCCTTCAAACCTTGGATGCGGGTGACTGCACCCGACGAACCGAAGTTCGTGGTTGCGATTTCCGCAGCCGTCAAGTTGAGGGTGACTGCTGCGACATACGAAGAGATGTCAGTTGCAGCGGTGCCGAAAGTGACATTGACATTCGTCAGAACTTGCTTTGCCATTGTTGGTGACTCCTGCCTTCCGGCACTAGAGGGGTTGGATTACAAACCCCAACACTACACCCCAACGCTTCACCCTCTCAAGGGTTAGGCGTACACAACCACCCTGAAGTCCACCATCAGATAGGTCGTATCATTCCCATCCATCGTTGAGATGTTTGAGGCTGTTTCAACGATGAGGTTCTGTACGACACCGCCGAGCGACTTGTCAGCCTCGATCGCAGCCCGAACCGAACTCGCACCCTGATAGGACAGATACCCGTCTAAGGCGTTCTGCGCTGAGCGTTCCGCAGCGCGACCCACCACAACCGACACCGTGAACGTGTGAATAACCAGACCCCCGCCCATCGCACCGTTGTAGGTGATGGATTCCAGCATCGGCCAAGCGAACGGAGCATTGATGTTGTCCGGCTGTTGAGCATACGCACGAAGCCCAGGGATGGTCGCCAGACGAGTCTGGAGGCCTTCTTTGATTTGGGTGACGGTGGTTGCTGCGCTCACGCAAACATCCGCATTCGTCGATACGGTTCGACGAGCTGCGCGACATCAGGGTCAAGGAAGCGTGACACACGGATCGCACCGATGTCACCGAACCCAGCCACCCCGAGTGGCGAGTCGTAACGCTTGAAGATTCGTGACGCCTGAATGATCGTCGCCTGCGTAACCGTCGAAGGAACCGAAGGCCAACCGAAGATCGCAGTCACCTTCACCAACGCCTGCTCACCGTAGTTCGCATTCAAGGTGGGGAACAGGTAATCGCCAACTGCACGGATACGGTCGTATGGCCACGTCAAACCATCCAGCACACCATTCAACGGTTCCAACTGATAGTCGGTCGTCGTCCAAGTGATGTCGAACACGCCGTCACCAAGGCTTGAGGTTTGCAACGTGATCGCCGTACCGGACACGTCATCAATCGAGCAGGTGAACTCTGACTCAGCCGTGAAGATACGGGCAGTCGCAGAACCCACAGACCAGAACTGACGGTTGCAATACCCATCAATGAGACGGCTCGCAGCCTCAGCACAGTTATCAATCAGGTCATCGTCAAGCGTATCGGCTGTGCCGATACGGAGCGCGGCCTTGATTTGATTCCTGGTCGCGTAACCGTTGGTAATCATACGGCTCTATGCTACTCCAAGATAATCGGTGGGAAATCCATACCAGGCGCAACCTCATACTGCTTCAACAACTCACGCATCAC